GGGGCCGGTGGTCGTCCCCAGATCCAGGGCCAAAATCGTTGTCGTCATCGTCAAATCTCCTTTTTGACCGAACCTGACCGGCCCCCGGATAACTCCCTATAGGCGTGTACGCGCACGCGTGTAGGGGTAAATCCATGGCTCGGACAGATTCGGTCAAATCTGTTCAAAATCAATAAGTTGCAAATCTCTGTTTTCAGTCATCGCGGTAAGGCAAACGGGCGCCGTAGTCCTTGGGTTTGAGCGACAAACCCAAGATCGCCTTCGCGCCGGATGAGGTACGCCCACGCTGGAATCCCCGGCGCAGCAGTTGCTGCACGAGCCAGCGGCTGGTACCGATGTATTCGCTGCGCTTCTCGGCACGCTGGCGCCAGCGCTCGAACACGTCCGCCACCGCCTCGCGGGCCTGCGGGTGCTGTTGGCACTCCTCTTCGAGGAATTCGCCGATGGTGTCTTCCTCATCGAAATACTCATCGGTGGCATCGGCCACGCACTTGGGCTGACGCAGACCATGGGCTTGCCAGGCCAGACAACCTTCCAGCGCCCAGGCCAGGATGCCGTCGCCCTCCTTGAGCAGCCGTGCCGGCAGCGTGCGGTCGCGCTTTTCTTCGGGGATAGTCAAGGTGAAAGGCACCAGATGCAGGCGCCGTTTCATCGCCTCGTCAATGTTGCGAATGGCCGGTTTGTGATTGCCGGCGATCACCAACTTGAACTGCGGCACATAGGTAAAGAAGTCCTGTCGCATGAAGCGGGCGGACACCCGGTCACCACCGGTGATCTCCTTGATCTTCGACTCGTTCCAGCGCCGTCCCTGTTCGGTCTCGGTCGCACCCAAGAAGCGAGAACCGCGCAGCCCGGCAAGATCGGTGGGATGCCGATCCCCGCGCGTTTCCATGAAGGTGTCCATGGGCGCGTTGGCGGCGTAGTCCCCGAGCAGCGTGAACAGCGTGTTCACGAACACCGACTTGCCGTTGGCGCCGGTGCCGTAGAGGAAGAACAAGGCGTGCTCACTGGTCGCCCCGGTCAGGCAGTAGCCGAACATCCGCTGCAGGTAGGCCTGCAGCTCGGCATCGCCGCCGGTGACCTGCTCCAGAAACCGCATCCAGGTCGGGCAGATGCTGCCCGGCATCAGGGTGGCCGAAGCGATCTTGGTCATCCGGTCGGCGCGGTCGTGCGGGCGCATCCGGCCGGTGCGCAGATCGACGACACCCCCAGGCGTGTTGATGAGCCAGATGTCGGCATCCCACTCATCGGTAGTCGCCGCGTGCCGGCGGTCGGTGCGGGCCAGGCGTTCGACACCACCCACGGTGCTGCTCGCGGCGAGCTTGGCCGCGACCTTGCTGCTGTCTGCGCGGACTGCTGCATGGCGACAGACGTGACGGATGAGGTCGGTCGCCGCCAAGGTCTCTTCGGCCCGCCAGCGCTGCCCATCCCACATCAGCCATTTGCCCCAGGCCGCGATGTAGCGCCAGTCGCGCTGGTAGCGGCGGGTGAAACTCACCGCCAGTGCATCCTCGGTGCCCCAGACCGTGGCATCGCTGTCGTGGGTATCGTTATGGTCGGCAGCATCGAAGTGAGTCGATGGCGCCTGATCGTCATCGAAGGGCTGCACCGTGATGCGCGGGCCGGAGGCAATGAAACCCGCCACATCGAAGCCTTCACCCAATGCATCCGCCGCATCCCAACCTTCCGGCTTGGCGTCCGGTGGCAGCAGAATGGCGCAGGAGGTGGCCCCTGCCATGAGCACCGCTTGCGAGGCGGCCTCGGCATAGCCGAATCCCGGCTTGTCCCGATCCGGCCAAATGAGCACGGCTTTGCCAGAGAGCGGTGACCAGTCGGTTTTGTCGACCGGCGCGTTGGCACCGTGCATCGCGGTGGTCGCCACGATGCCTGCCTCGATCAAAGCCTGCGCACACTTCTCGCCCTCGACCAGGATCACCTGCTCCGCAGCAACGACCCCCGGCTGGTTGTAGAGCGGGCGCGGGTCGGGCGGCGCCATCTTGCGGCGCTTGGCATCCCAGGGGCGGAACTCCTTGCGGCCAGGTGCCGGGTCGTAGCGATACACGCAGGCGAGCAGGTTGCCGGCGGCATCCAGGTAGTCCCACTTGGCCGTGGCCGGCCCCAACTCATCGACCGGCGCTTCTGCCTTCTTGCGCTTCGGCAGGCTCGCGGCCCGACCGACCAGTTGCCCGGCGATCTCCAGCACCCGGGCGAAGTCCGCCTGGGTGTCGAGCCCATGGTGGGCGGCGATCAGATCGAAGATGTCACCGCCAACGCCTTCGGCATGGTCGTGCCACAAGCCAGCCGTTTCGCCCTTGAGCGAGACCTCCAGGCTCTCGCCAGGGCTGCCCAGCACGTCGCCGACCAGGTATTTCTGGCCACGCTTCTTGCCAACTGGCAGCAGCGTCATCAGCACTGATTCCAGCCGCGCCAGCAGATCGGCACGGATGGCGTCGCGTTGTGCCTTGAGATCACCTCCAGTGGGGGTAGCCACCGGCGGCACCGAATTGAAATCAAGCATGGATCAGTCCTCCCTGTGGCGGATGGTTGTGGGCGTGGCAGGTGATGGAATGCACGGGCGCGCTGCTGGCGCTAACCACTGACTCGGCAGGTACCGGCACCTTGATCGGCACCTTCTGCCAATGCGCCTTCTCGTCCGCGAGGTAGCCGGCCTTGCGTGCCACGAAGCGCACAAAGTCCGGATGCAAGCCGACTAGGTCGCACCAGAGCGTGAGGTCGTCGCCGAGCAGAAAACGCCTGGCCTCGCGGCGCATCCGGCGGTTGGAAAGACTGAGGCTGTCGTGGATGGCGCGGGCGAGTACCGCCACCACCAGCCGGGACTCCGGGCAAACGAGGAAGGTGTGACGGTTGAGCACCTTCTCGATGGCCTGCAGCCCGACCAGGGGTTTGGGTGGCGTCCAGCGATCCACCCACTCGGTGCGGTAGGTCTTGCGGGCGCTGGTGCGCTTGGAAGCTGTGCTCATCACACACCTCCCTTCACCAAGCTGCCACCCTTGATAACATGCAACCATTGCACTATCATCAGCCGCATGCCAGTCGTCCAGCGTTTCGCCAATTGCCGGGTTCGGATCAACTCGAAAGACCACCCGCCACCGCACTTCCATGTCCAGTTGAACGATGGCCGGGAAGCATGGGTCAGCATCGACCCCATCGAAATCATCCACGGGCGTGTGGCGACGCGGGAAATCGCTGAAGTACTGGCCTGGGCAAAGGAGCGCCAGGCGTGGCTCGCCCAAACCTTCGAGGAGTTGCAACGATGAGCAAAAACCATTTCCAACTCACCGCTGTCGAGGCGCTGCCCGACTATCGCTTGCGCCTGTCCTACGCCGACGGCCAAACCTTTGAGGTTGATCTGAACGACTGGATCAACACCACAAAGTCGCTGGCAACTCTCAAGGACACAGCCCTTTTTGCCCAAGCCAAGGTGGGCTTTGGTGGGCATGGCGTTGACTGGATCGAGGACGAACTCGACCTGGGCGCAGACAACCTGCGCAACCTCGCCATCGAACAGGCAGGTGGCATTGGTCACGAACGCATCTGGAACTGGCTGCACGAGACCGGCCTGACGCTGGAGCAAGCCGCTGACGCCTTGGGCATCTCGCGCCGCATGCTGATCTACTACCGCGACGGCGAGAAACCGATCCCGCGCTCCATCTGGCTGGCGTGCCTGGGCTGGGAGGTGGTGCGTCCGCAAGGGCGTGAATTGCCCAAGCGCATTCCATCGGCCCGCGAGTACGCCGCCGCCCACGCTTGATTGCTGAATGGGTGCGCTCATCGCTCACCTCCCCAGCAACGCTGCGCATAGCCGCAGAACTTGCACTCGAAGTGGCTGGCCTCGGCAAAGCCGCGCGGCAGCAGCTCACCGGCTTCGGTCGCCTGAATCACCCGCACCGCCCGGTCGGACATCTTCTGCGCCAGTGCGGCATCGAAGGGCACCAACTCGAACCACAGCTCCTGGGTGTCCTTGTTGATGGCGGTGAAGAGCGCCGGGTTGCGGCTGATGCCTTCGACCGTGCTTTCCATGTAGGCCTGGTAGGTCGCCATCTGCGCGGCATAGACCGGCTTGGTGACCGCCACGCCAGACTTGGCGCAAGCCTTCCAGTGCTTGTCGGCCATGGTCTTGCACTCGAAGAGCATCGGGAACGACAGGCCCAGCTCTGGCGGTGCCGCCGTGATGATTCCGTCGACGTGCCCCTTGATCCGGCCGCCGGCCACCGAGAAGCCAAACTGGCCGCCGTTGATCTTCTGGTTGTGCAACTCGAAGCCCGCTATGCGCAGCCAGCGCACGGCCAGGTCTTCCAGCACATGGCCAACCTCGAACACCCGCAGGATGCGACCTGAGAAACCCCGGCCGGGATCGACCCGCGCGCCGGCGTACTCGTACTGCAGCGCCCGTTCGCAAGCCACACCCAGGCGGGAGGCGCCGAGGTAGTTGCGCGGGGTCTGTTCCGCACGTTCGGCATCCAAGGCGGCATCGATGAAGCCCGTTAGCCGCTCGTGGAAGGCGGGGCGATGATTGAAGTCCAACATCACTTCGCCCTCCCACGCTTGACTGGCTGCCCTGCCACCACTTCTCCGGTCTCCCAGGGCAGGTCATCCTCCAGGTCTGCAAAGGGGTTGGCCGTATCGAAGGCGGTCGCCGTAGGTGCCGGTTCCAGCTTGGCCACCGGCTGCGGAGCCTGCGTCTCATACGGCTCGATGCCCCGCACCGGCGGATACTTCGCCTGTTGGTGGTGCGCCGCCATGGCCTCCGTCCAGCCGGTGACAATCGCCTCGATCACCTGCAAGGCCTCGGCCTCGCTGTAGTGACCCAGCGGTTTGTCGAAACCGATCTCGCCAGCCGCCTCGCCGAAGCACTTCAGGCCGGCGCGCATCGCCGCGCGCTCGAATTCGGTCGGATCAACCATGAGCACGTCCTCCTGCCTGGGGTCGGTTCGAAGCCATTGGCCGTAGAGCGCGTGAAACGCGTCCTGGCATTTGCGGCTGCAAAAGACCCAGTCCATCGGATACCGGCGTGCCTCGCCGACCTTGAAGCGGTTGTCGCTGTGGCCGAGGCCACGGGCCTGGCGGCGGCAAGCCCAGCATTGGCCGGCCATTCACTGCCCTCCCTCCAGCGCACCGATGAAGAGGGTCATCTGCAGCGGCTGGCTGCCAAACGCCGTGGCGCAGCGGGTATCGAAGTCCCGGTAGGTCATCGAGGAGCGCGCGATCATGGTCACCGCGTGGATCTGCTTTTCCAGCAAAGCAAGACCGCCTTCGGAGAGCCACTGGTGCGCCTTGTCGGACAGGCGCTTGCGGTTTCGGATCTCCTCGATGATTTCGCGGGGCATGATCACGTCGTACACCCAGCGCAGGGTGATCTGGCCGATCACCGCCGGCGGGTTCTGCTGATTTT